GTAACTTAGGAGACTCTATATACCATGCCAACTTTTTAGAGTTAGTAAAAGAAAGTAAACTAGTTGCTAAATCTGTTATCATTACTACCAATGGCAGCCGTAAAAGTAAATCATGGTGGAAAAAACTTAATGCGATACTAGACGATAAGGACAAAATAACATTTAGCATTGATGGTACTCCAGATAACTTTACCCAATATCGTATTAACGGAGATTGGCCTAGTGTTCGTGTTGGTATAGGCGAATGCGTATTAGGTCCAGCAAAAGTAGTATGGAAATATATCCCATTTAAGTTTAATGAAAATGATATAGAATCTACACGGTTACTATCAAATAAACTAGGAATAGACGAGTTTAAAGTTGAGCCCAGTGACAGATGGAATGAAAAAGACGAGAGTATTGACACTCTACGTCCTACATTAGAGTCGTTAGTAGGCGCCAGGGATATTGTACAAAGAGACTTTGAAACTACTCCTAATAGAGATTTTGTTATAGATCCTAAATGCAAAAATAACAGACATCATTTTATTAGCAGTGACGGCTACTATTCACCGTGCTGTTATAGCAAACACTATAACTTTTATTATAAGAGTCAATGGCGTAAAAATAAAGAGGACCATAATATTAAAACTAGTAAATTAAGTAATCAAATTAGCATGTTTAATAGTTTCTATGCTACAATACAGACTAGTAGACCAGATTATTGCTTATTTAATTGCGGGACCGCCGTGGCTAAACAAATTCAAGAGGTATTAAATGAATAAAGAATATAGTGCAGATTTACAAAAGTTATTCTTAGAAATGATGATGCAAGATGCACAGAATTATGTGCGAGTACAAAACATCTTTAATGCAGAAAACTTCGACAGGAGTTTGAAGGATACTGCTGACTTTATAAAGGCACAATGTACAGATCATACTACAATGCCTACTTATGAAATGATTAAAGCAAAAACTGGATTAGAACTAAAGCCAATTCCTGAAATGGCAGAAGGACACAATGACTGGTTCATGTTGGAGTTTGAGGGATTTACTAGACGTAACGAACTTGAAAGAGCAATATTAAAAAGTGCAGACTTACTTGAGAAAGGCGAGTATGATCCAGTTGAGAAGTTAATTAAAGATGCAGTACAAATAAGTCTTACAAAAGATATGGGAACAGATTACTTTGAAGATCCTAGAGCAAGACTTATGGCACTTAAAGATAACAATGGACAAGTAAGTACAGGATGGGCAAACTTAGATAGAAAACTGTTTGGTGGTATGAACAAAGGTGAACTTAATATCTTTGCAGGTGGTAGTGGCAGTGGTAAGAGTTTGTTTATGCAGAACTTGGCAGTAAATTGGATAACACAAGGACTTAGTGGAGTTTATTTAACACTAGAACTTAGTGAAGGTCTGAGTGCTATGAGAATAGATAGTATGTTAACAAATGTGAGTACTAAAGAAGTATTTAAAGACTTAGATAATGTTGAAATGAAAGTTAGGATGACTGGAAAGAAGTCAGGTAAGTTACAAATTAAGTACATGCCTGCACAAAGTACAGTTAATGACATTAGAGCATACTTAAAAGAACTTGAGATTACAAAAGGATTTAAAGCAGAGTTTTTATTAATTGATTATTTAGATCTATTAATGCCAGTTAGTGCTAAAGTAAGTCCAAATGATTTATTTGTTAAAGACAAATATGTAAGTGAAGAATTAAGAAACTTAGCAAAAGAATTAAATTGTATATTCGTAACGGCTTCGCAGTTAAACAGAAGTGCAGTAGAAGAGATTGAGTTCGACCACAGTCATATTAGTGGGGGTATTAGTAAGATTAATACTGCTGACAATGTGTTTGGTATATTTACAAGTAGAGCAATGAGAGAACGTGGTAGGTATCAACTACAGTTAATGAAAACTAGAAGTAGTAGTGGAGTTGGTCAAAAGGTAGACTTAGAATTTGATCTTGAGAGTTTAAGAATTAGAAACTTAGATGAAGATGAAGATGGCAACAGACCACAAGGTAATATAATGGGTCAAATTAAACAAAACTCAGAAGGTAGTACAGACCAAGAGGTTGGTAAGATTACTGCAAGTGTACAAAGTAGTAAACTTAAAGATATGTTGGCAGGGTTGAAGAATGAATGACCGAATTTTGTAGACATCTAAGTAATGCATTTGTAATTAACAACAACGGATCAAACTTCACTACAAGTCCTTGTTGTTATTTTATAGACAACGACATAGTTAGCGATTTAACTACATTACCTGCCTTACAAGAAAAATGGAAGTCAAGCGACTTACAAACCAATTGCCGTATTTGTTTAGATCAAGAAGAACAAAAGCAAACTAGTTACAGACAGGCTGGGTTTGATATAATGGATAACTCGTTAAAGTTGCAGATGCTTACAATAGCAGTAACCAAACAATGCAATCTTGCTTGTACGAGTTGTGGTAGTCATAGTAGTAGTTTTTGGCATGATGAAAATGTGCGAAATGGAATAGCATCAGGCCCGTTTATTGATAGAAAAGGTGTAAATGCTGACTTAAAATTAATAGAATGGTTCGATAGTTTAGATACCACAAATTTAAAGTATATAAAATTTGGCGGCGGAGAACCATTAATGAATAATACACACATAAAGATCCTAGAACTAATCACTAACCCACAGGATATTATTGTACAATACACCAGTAATTACACACTTTTTCCTACTGCAAAAACACTTGCTCAATGGGATCGTTTTAAATTAGTTAAGTGGATAGGTAGTATAGATGGAGTAGGAAAGCATTTTGAATATTTACGTTGGCCTGGGCAGTTTAATATTATAGAACAAAACATTACTAGAGGAATACAGGATTGTCCTAGCAATGTAATGTTTGGAATAGAACATACACTTAATCCTTTTAACGTATATTACTACGATAAGATAAAACAATGGTTTGATAATACAATGGCTGCAAATAGGTTTGGTGACACAAGTGATTTTAATATTCATCCGTGTTCGGGAAACATCGGTATAGAAAAAACACCTCCTTTGTTGAGAGAAAGCATAAAACAAAAGTACGGAGAAAATCATCTAATAAGTATCATGTTAGATCAATACCCGTACACTGAACATACATCTGCAATTAAATGGGTAGAAAAACTAGATAAATGGAGAAATCTTCAATGGGACACAACTTTCAATGACGTTGCCAAATATTTTAATAGCCACTGATTTTGCTTGCGGTGGCATTATTGTTACTATATTAAACAATAAACAAATCATCTGGAATCCTCGTTTACAAGGCAGTGTTGATGGCCCTGAACATCAACTATTAAAATATCTAAAGGGTTTTGATCAGGCTATTAAAGAATGTAAACCAGATGTTTGGTATCATACGCATGAGGATAACATACCATTAGAGTATTTCGATAAAAAGTTAATAGTTACAACAGAGGATATTAGAAGCAGGTATATAATATTTCTAAGATGTCATAAGTTTGTAAATCCAAACTGGATCGAAAACGACACACTTGAATCAATTGATAAGATTAGAGAGTTAGCCAAGGCATATGCTATACCAAGAATAACAAAGACTCAACCAGGATGTAAAAGTATAGAACTAATAGATTTACTTAATGACAATCATAAATTATTTAATACAAGTGATAAACAATGGGAAAGTTGGAAAAAGGCAAATAGTTATTTGTATGAATCACACAGGTGGTTACAAAAAAGATTTGACGAGGCAGTATGGGAAATAGAAAATCAGCAACCTTATCGATATTTATAACGACTTGTAGTAAAAACTTATAAAACCACAATATATAGTCAAACAAAAAACAGAATACCTATTTATGGCATCAATAAGCATCTATGCTATTATTACTATTGACATGTTAAGCCTAAATAGTAGACTGGTTATGTGCGTAGGACCACTGCTGGTATAACAGAAAGGAGATCCATATGGATATCTTAACAAACATCAAAGGATGGGCGAATGCCCTAACAGAAGTAGCAGTATCGTTACTTGCATTAGGCATTGTACTTGAAGTCTTAGTCGGCGGACAGAACGTTCCATTTTGGCCTGACATTGCAGTAATAGGCAATGTGCAATCTATAATTGCAGGCTTTTCAGCACAGGGCTTAGTTGGCCTAGTTGCTATCTGGGTTTTATATCACATTTACAAATCTAAATAGAAATATAGAACTGTTACAATTATTGTAGCAGGGTGTTCCTAGCCGAGTGCCCTGCTATAATTTATTTTATATGTTATCTTTGTTTGGCTCTATTGAGCCGTTACCAAATAAATCAACTGCTTTCCAAGACAAGTAAATCTTATACTTAGGAATTTTTGGATCTGCATCCTGCATGCCTAATAAGAAGACCTTGTCTGATGCAATCTTAGCCAACTTAACAAGTTCACTATCTTGTTTATCGCCTTTTTTCCAACGGTACTGTCTTATAGTTTTATATAGTAAGTCGTGAATAATTGCTGCTCTTGCTACATCAAATGGTGCTATTAACCACCACATTGCTCTTGGCACAGATGCTAAATCAGTTACAAATCCATGTGGTACTGTAATAGTTTGGTTAGTAACTTTAATTCCTACACCTTTTAGTGCTTTTATATCTTCGGCTGTTAAATCTTCTGTAGTATATGATAAACTTCTACCAAGTACCCATTTTCTAGGTGGATTAAACTCTGCCATTATTTTATTATTAAACTGTCCCATGATATAATACCCTCTCTTGCAAATTTATTTATATGTAGGGGTTTCAATTGACATAATGCCCTACTCATGTTATACTGTATTTAACGATAAATACTAAAAAGTAAATGGATATAGTAATGAGAAAACAAACCAGAAGTATATTACAAGAACTTAATTCGGTTGTTCATGAAAGAGATCGTAAACATCTGATTGAAAGTCGTGGAAACAATATTATACAAAGTGCAATAAACTTAATAGAAGAAATTTATCGTAACTACGACGAAGAAACTTCTGGCGATTTAGAACGTAGAATTATTAATAGTATTAAACATAGGGACGGTAGAAAATTTACCCGTGGAATTGATAGGATTAATGAGGTAAGACATGATAATTAAAGAAGGCGGAAATATATTTAAAGATGAGGAAGGTAAGCCAGTTACACAACGTATCAGCCAAGGAGACGTAGATCCTACTCTTGCATGGGTCGAAGCAATAACAGGCATACCTCATAAAGATTTTAAACTAGGATCAACTGGTATCAGAAGTACTAGTGGCGACATGGACATTGCAGTTAATCAAGCAGAAGTAGATAAGCAAGAATTGTATAATAAGTTGGCGGCATGGGCAAAACAAAATCATCCTGAAGATGATGTTAGAAAATGGGTAGCAAAGTCAGGCATCAGTGTACATTTTAAAACTCCTATCAACGGAGATCCAAGCCAAGGATATGTACAGACAGATCTAATGTTTGGAGATCCTAGTTGGATGAAGTTTGCATTAAAAGGCAGTGGAGATAATACTCCATACAAAGGATCGCACCGTATGATTCTTCTTGCTAGTATTGCAAAAGCACAAGGTATGATGTGGTCACCTACAAAAGGATTAGTTAACAGAGAAACTAAAGAAGTTATTACAAAAGATCCTAATCAAATAGCACAGATGCTTTTAGGCAAAGGTGCAAAGCAACCTGACCTTGATAGTGTAGAAAGTATTATTACAATGATTAAACCTCGTAGCGATTATGAAACACTAGTAGCAGATGCTAGAGATAATTTTGCTAGAGAAGAACTTACGTTACCAGAGAGTAAACAGTTTTACAGAATGATAGAGTTAGCAGGACTATGAGATTTCACCAATTCAATAAGCCGTTATTATTAGAAGCATCTGCACGTATACAACATGCTGAAGATATTATTTTCTTTGAAGGTTCTGCTGGAGCAATGAGAGTTTTAAATAGTCTTAGGAATTTAGAAAAAGGCGGATACTCTGATGTTACAGTTAAGTGGGATGGCAGTCCTGCAATTATATTCGGACGTAATCAGAACGGAGAATTTATACTTACAGACAAAGGCGGCTTTGTAGCAAAAGGTTATGATGGAAAGGCTACTAGTGCAGAAGCATTAGAAGCAATGTTAAAGGCTAGACCTGGCTATGCTAAAGATCCTAAAGGGTATGGACCTTTTGTTGCAAATATGAAAAATGTATTTGCTATGTATGAAAAGGCAGTTCCAAATACTTACGTAGGATTTTTTAAAGGTGATCTATTATACTTTAACACTCCAAAGATTGAAGAAGGAAGTTATGTATTCAAACCACAAATTGTAACATACTCTGTTGATACAAACAGTGAACTAGGAAAAAAGATTAGTGCAAGTAAAACAGGTGTTGTAGTTCATAGTCAAGTTGGGATAGATGGAACAGAAACTAAACCAACTGATACAGATAATTTTATAGGTAATGAAGTACTTGTTTTTCCTCCAGTAACTGTAGAGAAAGCACCACAGGTTCCAAACGCACCTTTAGACAATGCAGAAAGAATTATAAAGAAAGATGCACAAGCAATAGATAGTCTATTAAATAAAAGCACACTAGGAAGTCTACAGATAACAGACTTTGCAGATATACTTTATGCATATACAAACAGTAAAGTAGACACAGGACTTAGTAACCTAGGCGGTGATTTTGCACAATGGTTAGAGACTACACCAAGAGTAAGTAAAAATAAAAAAGTAAAGATAGCACAATACATTCAAGATAACGCACAAGGTTTTAGTAGTCTTTGGGAAGTAGTAAACACTATTATGAAAGTTAAAGATCAAGTCATACAGGATATGGATAGCCAAAGTTCAACAGTTAAACAGAGTATTAATGGTAATACAGGTGGTGAAGGATATGTTCTAGCAAGTCCAAAAGGTTCTATGAAACTAGTACCTAGGGCAACCTTTAGTGCGGCAAACCGAGCAGTAAAACGGTAGGATAAATACGTTTATGAAGTTTAATGAAATAATAAATGAAGACAGACAAAGAACTGATGAAGTAATTCTTCCAGTAGTCTATGCGGCTAGTCTTGGATATACTGCCTATGAGATTTATAATAATTATAATGCATTTGACTCCGGAAAGATAACTCTCAAAGAACTAGGGGCAAGAGTCGGCGGTGATGTTGCTTTAGCACTTGCAGGCGGCGGACTACTAGCAGGATTTAAGATGGCAGTCAAAGGATTTAAGTTAGCCAAAGGTACTAAAAATCTTAACAAAACAAAAAAAGAAATCAATGACGCAACCAAAGAATTAAATGATTTAAAGAACAAGAAAATAGAACCTAATGCAAAATCAGTAGACAAGTTAAAAAATAAAGCGGCAATAAATGATGCACAAAAAAAATTAGACAACTTAAATTTAAAGCAATCGAATCTAGGACAAAAGATAGGACAACAAAAAAGAATTTTGGGTAAAACAAAAGATTTTTACAAAGGATCTGCCGTTGGTGCGTTGGTTCCAGATAGTTTTGACCCACTAAGAGATCCTACATACAAAGCACTAGGTGGCAAAAGCGATGAACAACCACCAGCAGGTACTGGCATGGATGGCAACGATTCGAAAACACAACCTAAAGTTCCTGGAACGATTTCAACTGATATAGGATATATGCCAGGCAGTAGTGCAGCCAATCTTAGAAAAGGTGCAGTGAAATTTGATAGATCTAAATATCCTGAGATATTTAACAAGTATTCACCAGTTGGTGCATTGGATAATACAAAAGGGGTAGACTATAATAAAGATGATAAAAAAGTAAAGCCTGATGTAAAAAAAGTAAAGCCTGATGTAAAAAAAGTAAAGCCTGATGTAAAAAAAGTAAAGTCTAATAAAGATATTAAGTATGATAGAAATGCAGATGTTACACAAGGTTCAACTATTTCACAGAAACCAGTAGTAAAGTTTAATCCAGTAAACCAAAAGCCTATTACTAATCCAAATCCTACGACTGTCAAAGACAAAGACACTGGTGGCATTATTAATAAAAATATCGATAAGGATTTTATAGAAAAGAATATGCCAGGTAAAACACTGAATAAAAAAGGTGTTATTGTTAAAAAAGAAGATGTAGTTGAAGACTTTGTGTCCGAAGAAAACAAAACGACAAAGTATCAGTTTTTAAATAATGAACTAGCAGAAGCAAAGTATATGAGAACTGACAGAGATACTATAGGTCGTAGTTCTGATAATATCGCACAAGGTTTCTTTGAACACTTGTTAGTGCTACAACAGATGAGATTTGAGAATCCTACCTGGGCACAGAAATATGCTAAAGATACAATGCGTTACATGAGTTTTAATAATGTTAGAACAGGTGCAACAGATCTACACAATTTAGCAAGTATTGTAAACAATCCTGCTAAGTATGCAAGTAAAATTGGAAACAGTTCAGCAACTATAAACGAACTAGGTTTTAAGAGATACCTTAGAAATATTATTAATGGTAAGTATGTTCCAGGACAGGATCGTGCATTCTTTTTAGCAACACAAAAAAGTTTAGGTATTAAGAATAGTTTACTTAAACAAGCAAGAAGAGTTATGAGTGACTACGGAGTTACTAATAAAAACGAAAGAGCATCTGTAAGTACAAGACTTACAAATAGTTTTAGACAAGATAGTAGATATAGAAGTGACGTATTTAAACCATATGCATCTACTATTAAGAAAAACAAAGTTATGCCACCAGAGAAAAAAGGCATGGGCATTGCAGCAAAGACTGCAATCGGTATGGTCGGTGGTGCAGTTGCTGGATATAAACTAGGACAATGGGCGTCTAGTTAATAAATACATATATAGAAACGCAGTAATGCGTAAATAGAAACGGAGAAAAGAAATGCCAGTAGTAACAAGAGTAGGCGGAACTTCGCATATGACAGTTGGTGTACAACACGAAACAGGTTGTCACTGTTACTTATTAACAGTACAAAATGCTTCAAACAGTGCGATTGATCTTAGAGCTGAAGATGATGCAGTTAACGAAACTGTAGAAGCAATAATAATGGATCTTAATCCATTAGCATATTTTATAACAAATTCTAATGCAGGAACAGTAATGTTAATTATGGATAAACAGTTTAATGACCATGCTGATTTACAGACACGCATTAGACGAATAGGTATAGACTCAGGCGCAACAACAACTAGTATTGGACCAAACGATGTTGATATCAGTGGATCAGATGTATTACCAGTTAGAGCATTAGGTGCATTAACAACTGAAGGTGTAATGGCATTTACTGGTGCAACTTAATAGTTTGCAATAAATAACATTAATAGCATTTTACATTAAATGCAAAATTTTTAGAAGGAAAATAAAATGGCAGAATTAACAACTACAAACGTTGGCAATACTTTTAATAGTGGAGCCCAATTTCATCTTACAAAAGCAGCAAAGACAAATATGACTCAGGCTGAATTAGATGCAATGTTAAGATTTATTTCATTGACTACAACAGTTGTTGGAGTGGGTGATGATACAGCAGGTGGATTTAACGCAGGTGCTTCGGATGCAGTTCACATTATAACAGAAGGCGGAGTTGCTCCAGCAGCGGAGTCAAACTTTGGTGTAGGCAGTACTGGAATAACAACTACTGTTGTTTCACTATTTAATAACTTAAATCAAGGTTAGTAATTTTACAAATACTTTTTAAAAAGCACACATTCAAGTGTGCTTTTTTATTGACTTTTAGATAAATAATTGTAAGAACTTTAAAAGTTCTCAATTAACAGGAGATAAAGAAGATGGCAAGTTTAACAAGAGTACATCCTACAACTGCACCAATTAATGTAGAAACAATAGGTCAACCATTACAAATATTCACAATTGATTATATTAATGCAGTGAATGCTGGAAATGGCCCAGAAGGCGTACAAGCACTAGTACAAAATGCAATAATGGCTACTGCTACTATAGTAATAAATGGACCACTAGGTAATTCAAACACTGAGCAAACTTTCGTAACAGAAGGTTCTGATTCAATAGTAGTTGGAACATTACAAACTGCAATTAGAGCATTAGGCACAACTGCTGGAGACACATCAGTTGACGTATCTACAGCAACAGTAACAGCAAAGACATTTACTGTAGCAGTGTAATATTCTTAAAAAAATATTTAAAAGGATCAGTTTATTACTGGTCCTTTTTTTACGACTGTAAATACATTTATGTTAGAGCAGTATAAAGAGATATGGTGTCTTATGACACTAGTGGATATAACAAAAACTAGTGATATCAAAGGTGCTGGTAAAACAAGAAATCAGCAACGTAATTTTGAAACACTACAACAAGCAGTTGGCATACTGTCACAAACTTGGAGTTTAGGTCCTCCTAAGTCTTGGAAGTTAGATCAAATCCACAGACAGTTAAAAGATGTATCAGTAACATTTGGAAAACAACATGACTTTACACAAGAAATGGGCATGGATCTAACTGTTTGGAGTTGGAGATTTGGTATTGAACACAATGATGTTTTTGGATATAGAGGTGAAGCGTTACTTGATCAATTAAATAAAATACCTATCATAACTGGTTTAAATGAAAATGCAGAAATAACTGTTCCTGTGTTTGATACAGATTACGATAGCGATAGGCGTAATGTACTGTTAATATGCGAAACGTTACTATAGATAAATAAAAATGATGCTAATACAAAGGCACAAAAACAGGCACACATAAAACTTAAGGCAATAAGAATAAATCAAGCATCACCTAAAAGAGGTGAAGAATGTCGATAAAAGACATAGAAAAAGAGAACCTAGAAGCACATGTAGAACTGTGTTCTGAAAGGTACAAGTCATTGCATGATAAACTCGATGCGGTGAATCTTCGACTAGATAAGCATGAAACGATGCTAGTCGAAGTACATGCCGCTGTCATCTCTACAGAAAAAAATCGCAATAATCAACTAATTGCATGGGGAGCAGGCACGATTGCAGTGCTTGTAAGTACTATTGGTACACTCATGTATATTATCCTAACTTAAAAATTTAATAAATACATATATGTTAATAGAAGAAATTGAAGAAGGTATGGCTTGGGCTAAACGAGGGAACAAAGTAGTTCGTAAGTTTCGTTGTGGTAGTGGTAAACGTAAAGGCAGAGTAGTTAGTTCACCTGCACAATGTTTCGCGGCACCTGATATTAAAAAACGTATGAAGTTAAAGCAGACTAAAGCAAGACTTGGTGCAAGAATGGTGCGTAAAGCAAAGAAGACTAAAAGAGTAAACCCTGCTAGTAAAAGAGTAGCGGCTTTAAACAAGTAAGGTAGTAACATGAAGTATTCAGATATTAAACCAAAGATGATAATTAATGAAGTACAGTATGTATTAAAAAATGTACAAGGTTTTACTGTAACATTAGGAATGGTAGAAGATCCTAATCAAGAAGTTCAACTTAACTTAGCAGACAAAAAAGTTGATATGAGTGGACCAGGCGGAATGGTTACAGTTACAGACGAACTCAGTCCAGCAGAACGTACAAATTTACTACGACGAGCCAAAGGTGCTTTGATCGACGTTCAAGTCAGTAACATGAGATAATGAGGTTTTTAGAATTTAAAAAAGGTATTACAGTTGTTATTACCAATGAGGAACAAGATGTACTCGAAATGCTTCGCGACAAAGGCACAGTTAACAAGACAAAAATGTCTGAACGTGAACAAACGATTGCTAATCAATTAGTCAACAAAAATATAATTGTTAGGAAAAAAAGCAATGAGCAAATCACTTATAAACTCCAACCTTCGCAGGCAAGTCTCTAATCTAGTAGATAGTACAGAATCTGCTATTAAGATAACTAAACTCTCCAACAACAATGTTAAAGTTAACCGTAGATTAGTTTCTAAAATGAGAAACTTATATACTATTAGCGATAGTAAAGAAACTTTTTATTTAAAGAAGTCGGCGATCGGGTATGCATTAACTTTAGAAGATAATAATTACGGAATGGGCTCTACTATTATGCGATTAGATCATAATATTGGAAAATTAACGGAAGATATTGACTGGTACAAGGCTAGTTATGTTAGAACACAAGATACTAACAGAAGAACAACGTTATATAATAGAATAAGTTCAGTACAACCTGAATTAGAAAATGCAAGAGAACAGTTGACTAAACATTTAAAATCAATTAAAATAGCATAAATACAATAATAGCCGGATACGACTAAAGGAATAAACAATGCAACTCACAGATTTAATACCAGCACCAGATAGTAAAACAATATCTCAAATAGCAGAAAAAGTTTTTGGTAGAACTATTGATATAACAAAGTTAAATGAAAGCAAGGCTCGTAAGTTACGTGATACGTTTGCTAATAGATTAGTTAAATTAGAAAATAAGTTAGGATTTAGTATTGCTAACAACAAAACCTACTTAGAAAACAAGATGTTTTTAGAAACCGTTGACAAGTACATAAGCGAAATTCCAACTTCAATGCAAAGTATGGATAGAGATATGGCATATGAAATTGTTACTGTCGGTGAGAATGATGGAGATTTGTACAAACAACAAATGGTACCGATAATTAGAAACTTGTTGAGAAAAGCAGTTAAAGGAATCTTTGATAACAACAAAGGTATTAAGTTATTAAGATATTTTACAGACAATGTTGTGAAGAAAAATTACAAACAAATGGGTGCAATGAACACAACAGATATTAACGGTGCAACAAGAAACGAAGCAGCAAAGATGATATTAGATAGTATTATGGCAGAGATGAAACTAGGTAACTATGATGATAACGCCAGCATGGGTACAAAAGGATTATTTTATCCACAAGAAGATAAGTTTCCAGCAAACACAAGTGCTACACAAGGAAAGATGATGGGTAGTAATGCAGATGAAGTAATGAAAAACGAAAGTGTTATAGCAGAAGGTGAAGTAGAAGTTGCTGAACATATTATGGCTAGTAAGAATATGGTAGATAAGATTCAAGGTATGCTTGAAGACTTAGGAGAAATGGTCAACGAAGATCTTCCACCATTAACTGACAGTATCCGTGACAACATGGATAGTGCAACTGCAGAAACGTTTAGCGGAATGATGTCAGCAGTACTTTCACAAACACTAGAGGCTATGAGAGTAGCAAGAGAAGGTGCAGATACTGCAAGTAGAGTACTAACAGGCGAAACACCACAAGTAGATAATATGATGGGCGATGAAACAGAAGTTGCTATGGAACCTACAATAGACCAAGAAGAAACTGCAACGGCAGAAGAAGACTTTGGAGCGGCTGAAGAAGCACAAGGCGGAGATGAAGAAGTAGGCAGAGAACGTCGTGCTTAAAAGTTTACTAGAATATATCGAACAAGTATCAGAAGAAACAAATCCTGTTAATACTATATTAGCAGTATCAGAGTTGATTCGTAAAGATGCTGACAGTGAAGATAGACCTGCAAAAATTAGAATGTTTACTTTTATAAATG